TTACCAGACGCATTGGTTGTCGATCCACAGGGTCATCGAGCCCACATACTGACTCGCCTGGTGCTCGGCCATGCAGGTCGAGAAGGCAGCCTGGAACTTGGCGAGGCCCGGCGCGCCGCCAGCCAGCATGGCCGGCGTGGTCGCCGCCGCGCCGGCGAGGGTGGCGCAGGACCGGGCGCGGTCGAACACGGCGGGCGCGACGGGCGCCGGGGTCAGGAATTCGCCGATCAGCTCGCCGCGCCGCTCGCGCAGGGCGTGGGGCTGGCGCGGCAGGAAGAGGGCCACGAGGCGCGGCCGGGCGCGGGAGCGGACACAGGCCTCCAGTGTCGACATGCTGCCGGCCCAAAGGCGGTCGGCGGTGCGGATGAAGCCCACCTCGGTCTTAGGAACAGGCGCAGGCGCAAAGGCGCCGGCGGCGTGCGCCACGCCCGCCACGCCGGCCGCAGCCGCAAGCGCAGCCAGACCCAGCAGCCTGGAATCCATACCGTTTTGCCCCTTCCCTCGGCGCGGAAGGGGCCAGAGCTTGGCTATACAGTCAATGAATTCTTAAGGGGGCACGGTTAACGGCGCGGACAATGTTCGCAATTTGTTCTTGACCATCGGGCACGTTTTCGATAGGATTTGGTCAGCGTCAAGAACTGCGCCCAGGGAAGCCGGGCGCGGTAAAAAGGACGCCGCCGCGTCTGCTCCGACGTCGCTTGGAAGGTGCTCGACCTGCGCTGAGCCGTCGCGAGCTGGGCAGACCGCGAGCCCGGCGAACTGATTGGCCCCCGGGCCTAACTTTCTGACTCGCTGATACCCGCGGCCCCGCGCCGCTCATCACCTGACCCACCCCGCTCGGCCGCCGTGCGGGGCGATAGCCTATGGGGCGTACCTTCGTGTCCGACGACGAACTGATCCGCGAGGCCCGCGAGGCCTTCGACCTGGCCGCCGACGCGGAGGCCGAGAACCGGCGCGAGGCGCTGGACGACCTGCGGTTCGCCCGGCTGGGCGAGCAGTGGCCGCAGGCGGTGAAGCGGGCGCGGGAACTGGAAGGGCGGCCGTGCCTGACCATCAACCGGCTGCCGGCCTTCATTCGCCAGGTGGTCAACGACGCGCGGCAGAACAAGCCGGCGATCGCGGTGCATCCGGTGGACAGCGGCGCCGATCGCGACACCGCCGAGGTGTTCAACGGCCTGATCCGCCACATCGAGCAGAGCTCGGACGCCGAGGTCGCCTATGACACGGCGCTGGATTTCGCGGTGACCGGCGGGCTCGGATATTTCCGCATCAACACCCGCTATGCCACCGACGACGGCTTCGACCAGGACATCGCGGTCGAGCGGGTGGCCAACCCGTTCTCGATCTATGGCGACCCCAACTCGACGGCGGCCGACAGCGGCGACTGGAACACCGCCTTCGTCGTCGACGGGATGCCGAAGGCGGCGTTCGAGGCGAGGTGGAAGGGGGCTCAGGCCGTCGACTGGTCGGCGGACGCCTACGCCCGGCTGGGCGCGCCCTGGCTGGAGGGCGAGCGGGTGATGGTCGCCGAATACTGGCGGCGCGAGCGGGCGACCAAGACGATCCTGGCGCTGTCTGACGGGCAGATGCTCGAGGAGGGGGCCTACAAGGCGCAGAAGGCGATGTACGACGCCCTGGGCGTGAGCGTCGTCGGCCGGCCGCGGCAGGTGGCCAGCCACAAGGTCGTGCAGCGGATCATCTCCGGCGCCGAAGTGCTGGAGACCATCGACTGGGCCGGCAGGTACATCCCGATCGTGCCGGTCTATGGCGAGGAGCTGATGGTCGACGGCCGGCGGCGGCTGCGCGGGCTGGTGCGCGACGCCAAGGACCCGCAGCGGATGTTCAACTACTGGCGGACGGTGTCGACCGAGCTGGTCGCCCTGGCCCCGAAGGCGCCGTTCATCGGCCGCAAGGGGGCGTTCCAGTCGGACTCAGCCAAGTGGGCGAGCGCCAACACCGAGACCCATGCCTATATCGAATACGACGGGCCCGAGCCGCCGATGCGCCAGCCGTTCGCCGGGCCGCCGGCCGGGGCGCTGCACGAGGCGGCCAATGCGGCCGACGACATGAAGTCGATCATGGGCCTGCACGACGCCAGCCTGGGGGCGCGGTCGAACGAGACCAGCGGCCGGGCGATCATGGCGCGGCAGCGGGAGGGCGACACCTCGACCTTCCACTACATCGACAACCTCAGCCGCGCGATCCGGCACGGGGGGCGGATCATCCTGGACCTGATTCCGAAGGTCTATGCGACGCCCAGGGTGGTGCGGATCCTAGGGCCGGACGGGCAGGCGCGCAGCGTCGGGACGGCTCCGGGTGGGCAAGCCGGCGAGCAGCTCAAGAAGATCGGCCGGATCTATGACCTGACGGCGGGCAAGTACGACCTGACGGTGCGGGCCGGCCCTTCGTTCACCAGCCGCCGGGAGGAGGCCTCGACGCAGATGATCGAGCTGATCCGCGCCTATCCGCCGGCCGCGCCGGTGATCGGCGACCTGTTAGCGCGCAACCTCGACTGGCCGGGGGCCGAGGAGATCGCCGGGCGGCTTTCGGCCCTGTTGCCGCCGCAGGCGCGGGCTCAAGGTCTTGGGGGCGGGCCCGTACCTCCGGAAGTCGAGGCGGCGAAGGCGCAGATGGGCAAGCTGGCCCAGGCGCTGGAGGCGGCGAAGGCCGAGATCGCGGCGCTGAAACAGGACAAGGCCCACGAGGCCCGCAAGCTGCAGATCGACGCCTTCGAAGCCGAGACCAACCGGCTCAGGGCGATGGCTTCGCGGCCGGCGGAACCGTAAGCGCGCGGTAGAGCAGGTAGAGCCCGCCGGCATAGAGGACGAACACGAGCACATGAGCGATGATCGCGCCTGCAAGTCCGAAGCTATCCAGGGCATAATTCGCCGGGAATTTCAGCAGCAGCAGCAGCAGCCAGACGCCCGCCAACCACCTCCCCGCGCGCTTCACATCGCCCACCGGGTTTCGGGCGGAGATCCGCCATAGGGTCAACGGCGTGCAGATTCAAAATGGAGCATGGCGGACGACGCCTTCGCCGCCGAGACCAACCGGCTCAGGGCGATGGGGGCGGGGCCGCGCGGGGAATCTTCCGCGCCGACCGCAGGAGGATTAGGCCGCCGCCATATGAGAAGGGCAGGACGATCTGCAGCGCGACCCCGTCGAAGGCTGCAGAGATCAGGGGGATCTGCAGCAGCCAGGCAAGAGCGAGGCGGGCGCCGGAGCGCTTCACCAGGCCGGGACGAAGGCCGACAACCCGCCAGAGCGTGAAGGGCGTGAGGATCAGCAAGATCAACAGCCACAAGGACATCGAAAACATCTCGAAGCCGCTGTAATCTTTGAAAAATCTCAGTAACCAGAACCCTGGCGTCCAGAAGTACAAGAGATAAAGGAACTTAGTGTCTTCCGTCAGTTCATTGCGGAATGACCCTCTTGCGTAGACTTCACGGGCCTCGAGTTCTGCTACGGTTATGTAAGGACCGCCGGCCTTCGGCGAAGGAAATTCTGTTGGGCGGAGACCCCAGACCCGCTGGTTGACCTCGGCCTCCACATCGCGATCGAGCCCAGGGATCGGACGGATGGGCGCGCCGATGGGGCGGTCGAGGGGAGAGGTGGTCTGTGCCGCGCTGAGGTCCAAAGCCTGCGCGATCTGTTCGCCCTCTTTGTTCTTCATAAGTTCCATCTTACGCCGAGGCAGCGCCTCCGCAATCCGAAAGGGTTGACCGATGAGCGAGCGTCCAAGAGCCGCCGGGAATGACCACACCGGGGAAAGCAATACTTCGCAGCGTTCCATGGGTGGGTAGCACGGCATACTCGCTTGGTCGCATCGCGCTGGCAGAGGACAAAAAGCGGGCCGCTCTGGGCGCGGCGGCGGGCGTTCTCGGTGGCATCGGAGGCGGAATGGCAGGCGCTGCCACGGGCCCGCTCGCGGTGGTGGCCTCGCCGGCTGGGGCCGCGGCAGGGTCGGCCGGCGCCGAGAAACTGGCCCTCTATGTCTAGGACAACCCGGAGACGGTCGGGGAGATGTTGCGGCGAGGGGCGGGCTCGACGCAGGCCTGGATGACGGCGCGCGAAGCCGACGCCGGCCGGATGATGGCGCCCTATTGGCTGGTGGACGACGTCAACCGGCGCTACGGGCGCTGACCGGCGCGGTGGTGGGGCGCTGCGCGCTCTCCGCGCGCTGGGATGCGGCGTTGCGCAGGAAGCGGCGGACGCCGAGGACGCCGGCGGCGGTCAGGAGCAGGCCCGGCGCGGCCATGAGCATCACCGCCGGGTCGTAGTCCCACAGAGAGATGGCCCACCAGGATCGCCAGACGAGGATCGGGCCGCAGACCGCGGCCGCGCCGCTGACGACAGCGGCGGCATAGGAAAAGGCGATCCAGAAGCGGGGCGGGCGTGGGCGCCAACTGTCGCGAGCGAGCCAGAACGAACCGAGGTTGCCGCTGACGAGAAGCGGCAATGCCATCATCAGGGCCTCTCGGGTCGTCAGGGTATCCCAGAACGGCACATACAGCAGCCATGGGCCCGCCCCGCAGAGCATGACCGCCTGGCTCCGCCGACTGTCCCCCGGAGGGCGACGACGGTGGATCAGATCCAGGTTCCGAAAACAGTTGAATGGTAGCGACGCCGACCAGAAAAGGCAGCCAGCCTGAACACAGCCTTTGCCGGGCGTGAGAAATTCAAACAGCCAGCCGCCCCCCGCAAATATCAACATCGCAAAGGTGTGCGGCGTGTTCGGGCCATCCAGGTGGTCGTGTCGTCCGGGGGGCAGAGGTTCGTCAGGATGGCGGCAGGGTCTTGCGAGACTGGCCGCGTCGTCCCCCGCCACCATCAGATATTCCGTCGAATACTCGGTGCCTGGAACAGGCGTCACCGGAACGTCGAGGGGCCGGTCGAGCGGGTTGCTCGTCGATGGCGGCAGATTGTTCCGCATGTGTTCCATCTTGCCGCGTTCGTGCGGCGTATCCAAGCCGGAGAATGCGAATGAACGGTCAAGCTCCGGGTTACGTCGCCGAGAAAGTGGCGGGCGGGCTGATCGCTGTACATGACCGCGCGTGGGTTTGGATCGGCAGGCGGCTCGATGATCGGCGAGACGCTGTTCGACGCCGGCGAGGATCTGGCCGAGGACCTGTATGACGACTGGCGCGATCGAAACCGGATGAAAACCGACGCCACTCGCCGCGCCATCGAGCAGCGCGAGGCGGACCTGCGCCGCCGCTATGGGCGCTGACGCCGCGCGCGGTCAGGTCAGGCCGAGGTAGTCCTTCTTGCCGACCTCGACGCCGTTGTGACGCAGGATCGCGTAGGCGGTCGTCAGGTGGAAATAGAAGTTCGGGATCGCCTGTTCGAGCAGGTAGGTCTGGCCCTTGACGACGCTGGTCTCGCCGCGGCGGACCAGGGTGATGTCGCGGTCCTCGGCGCCGTCGATGCGGTCGGGCCCGAAGGCGGCGACGAAGGCGGCGGCTTTCTCGACCCGGGCGATCAACTGTTCGAAGGTGGTCTCGTCGTCGTTCCAGGCGGGCGGCTCCTCGCCGGCCAGGCGGGCGATCGGGCCCTTGGCGAAGTCGGTGCAGATCTGCACCTGGCGGACCAGGGGGAACATGTCAGGAAAGAGCCGGGCCTGCAGCAGGGCGGCGGGGTCGAAGCCCTTGGCCTCGGCGTGGGCGGCGGCCTTGCGCAGCACGGTGGCCAGGCCCTTCAGGCCCTTGGCGAAGACCGGGGCCGAGGCCTGGTGCAGGGTGAGGGACATGGTGGCTTCCTAGGTGCGAGTGAGGGGCGCGAGCGGGCGAGTCGGCGGGCGTTATAGCGCGATCCGTGGAAGGCGCTCAGCGGGTCCGCCGGCCGTTACGCAGGCGGCGCTCGAACCGGTACCCCAGCCAGATCATCGACGGGCCTGCGACAAGGCCGAGCAGGGTCAGGCCGAAGCCGGCGAGATCATCGAAGATGAGCCATAACGCGATCGCGCCTTCACGCGCGACGACGAGGCCGAGGTCGGTCAGCCAGGCGGCCGAGACGGCGATCACGATCACCCCGACGGCGACGGCGATCAGGCTGGCTGCGCGAAGCAGGCGGGTCCGGGCGCGGGGCGATAGCTGCTGACGGTCGCTGGCGAGCCAGAAGCCTCCGAAGGTCACCGCGGGCAGGACGCACGCGAAGGCCAGGCCGACCGCGGGCGTGAGCAGCGCCCCGGCGACGTAGGGCATCGATAGCACCAGAGCCGCGCCAGGCATGAGCCAGGCGGCCGCGATCCAGAAGTCGCCGGTTGTAAAACGGTTGCGGTCGGCCTTCGCCAGAATGAGCCATGCCGTCCAGATGAAGCCGATGGCTGCGAACAGCCCTGCGCCCCCAAGCATCTCCGCGTCGGAGGTCCAGGCGCCGATTAAGGTCAAGCCCGTTGCCAGCGAGAGGCTGCCGAGCGCGCCCTCGTAGGCCTCCGCTCGCCGCCAACGCGCCTTTCGCTCCTCGCTCCACATGAGAAAGCACAATCATATTATTCGAAGGGGAGGAATAGAGATGGACAACGCCCAACGAAAACGGGGTCAGGCGTTCCCGAGCGAGCAACTCGCTGTTGGCGCGATGAACTTCCAGCAGGGAATTCTTGGCGTCGGTATGGAGCGGGCGAAGAAGCACGCGCCGAAGGTAATCAGAGTTCTGAAGGTTGCGCGCTATGGGCCAGGCTTGGTGCTCGATGCCGCGAACATCCTTACGGCGGACGACTGGAAGCGCCCGGCCGCTGAAGCGGCTGGAGGGATAATCGGCGGCGTCATCGGCGCCGCGGGCGGTGGGCCGGCGGCTCCACTGACGGGCGCGGTTGGGAGCGCAGCGGGCAGTTGGGCTGGGGGGCAGCTCTACGACGCTGGCGTCGAAATCATCGACGACCTCGCAGACTGGCAAAAAGAGAACGACCGCCGGATGGAAGAGACCAAGCGCGTCAACGACGCCCGCAACGCCGCGCAGCGTCACAGGGGCCGCTGACGCGGCGAAGGCAAGGCTCCGCATCGCGGGGCGTATTTCAGAACAAGGACAGCCATGCACAACGACGACGCCATGATGGCGGGCGAGGGCGACCTCGTGCGCGCGGAGGAACTCGGCCCGGACACCACGGAATGGGAGGCGACCGGACCGGAGGGCGAGGCGCCCGACGAGGAAGCCGGCGAGGCGGCGGAGACGCTGCAGATCGAGCTGGACGGCGAGGTGTATGAGATCCCGGCGGCGCTGAAGGGCGCCTTCCTGCGGCAGGCGGACTACACCCGCAAGACCCAGGACCTGGCCGAGCAGCGGCGGGCGCTGGAGGCCGAGCGGGCGGCGCTGGCCGAGCAGGGGCGGGCCCAATCCCAGCGTATCGGCGCCGGCGAGGGCCGCGAGCGGATGCAGCTGGCGGTGCTGGACGAGCATCTGCAGGAGCTGAGCCAGGTGGACTGGGAGGCGTTCGCCGCCGAGGACCCGCAGGAAGCGCGGCGGATGTTCGGCCGGTACCAGGAGCTGAACGCCGGGCGGCGGAACCTGGCGCAGGCGCTGGCGCAGGCCGACGAGCTGCACGAACTGCGCGCCGCCCGGGCGGCGGCGGGGCGGATGGCCGAGACCGGCCGCAAGCTGGCCGAGGAGATCGAGGGCTGGTCGCCGGAGACGGCGGCCAAGCTGGTCGACTACGCCCAGGCGTTCGGGGTCACGCTGGACGAGCTGGCGCAGGCGGCGGACCCGCGGTTGTGGAAGCTGCTGCACAAGGCCTGGCGCGCCGACGAGGCGGGCCGGCAGGAGGGCGTGGCGCGGGCCCGCGAGCTGCGGCCTGCGCTGACCGTCTCCGGCTCGGCGCCGGGCGGCGGCGGGGTGCGCGACGAGCTGGCGGTCAAGGACTGGATGGCCCGCCGCAACGACCAGACGGCGCGGGGGCGGTGATGGGGGATCCGTACAAGCTCAGCGTCAGGGAGCAGGCGGCCGTGGCGCGGGCGCCGCGTCGGGGGTCCGGAAAACAATGGTGGAACCTGCCGGCCAAATACGAAGCCGCCAAGCGGATCAAAGCTGGGATGCGCGGTTTCGCAGGCCACAATGACGCCGGTGATGCAATGCGCCACGCCGAGCTTTCCCGTCGGCTCGCGGCGGAGATCGACCCGCTGACCGCATATCTCGCCGGCGTGAGCCACGAGATCGACAACAGCGTCCCGGTTTGGGCGCAACGTTATGCTCCGCCTTTCCTTCGGGAACACGCTCGGGAAAATTGGCACGGCCAAGCTCCTTCCGAAGGTCTGATGGATCTGCGGAATAACGCCGAAGGCCGTTGGGCCGCGCGAGATGGCCGGCCGGTGGACGCGCGGCGCCTGCAAGCGAGCCCCGGCGGTCAGATCCCCGATGAAGCCCCTTATCAGCGCCGCATCCCGGCCAAGTGAAGGCTTGACATTCGTTCGCTTTATGTTCGCACTACCGTCAATAACTTGAGGGATCGATGCGCGGTTTCATCATCGGCGGCCTGAAGTTTTCCGGCGGGATCCTCGTCGGTCTGGCGATGGCTGTCGTCGCCGCGTGGTTGATCATGCATGGCGGTACGACACGCCAGCCTCCAAGCCCATTCGCCGATGGGGGCCGACTGGAGGGCTTCAAGAGTTTCAATCGAGGCGGCGCCCGGCTCGAGCAACGGTGCCTGGACGCTTGCGACGAGGTGAGCGTGTGAGCGAAGCGCCACCGAAACGGCGGCGCATCGGCGCCTTCGCCATCGGATTGCTGATCGGATTCATTCCGCCGGCCCTGATCGCAGGCTGGGTCCGGTTGTCGATCAACAGTGACCTTTGGCAGCCGGAATACACCGTCGAGTTGGTGACCCGGGGGGCGGAGGCCGCCAGCCACGGTGTGGCGCGAATTACAGCGCGCGATAGCCGAGGAAACCGCGTCGAGCAAATCTGTCGGGGGCGCTGCGACGATCTCCTGGTGCAGATCCCAAGCTCCGACAACGCCTTCGTTCTCACGGTTCAAGACGTCGCCGGACGGCAACTTGCGGTGGGTGCACTCGACTATGTCTCGGGCGGACTGGGCTCGAATGTTTGGCGCCTGACGGTCGGAGGATCGGATCGGCTGGCCGTGCGAGAGACGTGGATCGACTGGGACCAAGGCCGATGGAGCGAAACCTCAGAGCCGTGATCTGACGGGGCTCTTAGCCTCGCTGGACATTTCGCCGGTCTGTCTCGGCGTCGTCGGAGGCTCGCCTCCGGAAGCGGCGCCTGAGGATATGGGCCGGCTCTTCCAACTGAAACCAAATCATCACCGCCGCCGGCCCAGGCCGGCCGCCTGAGCACGCGCGTCGCATCGCGCCTCGGGGGCTTTCGCGCGGCGAAAACCTCAAACTATTCCAAAGGACATCAGATGCCGAATACGATCCTGACTGCCACCGCGGTGACGCGGGAGGCGCTGCGCGTGCTGCACCAGAAGCTCAACTTCGTGGGCTCTATCACGCGCGAATACGACGACAGCTTCGCCCGGCAGGGCGCCAAGGTCGGCGACACCCTGAAGGTGCGCCTGCCCAACCAGTACACGGTCCGGACCGGCGCGGCGCTGGCCGCCCAGGACACCACGGAGAGCGCCGTGGACCTGAAGGTGCAGACGCAGAAGGGCGTCGACCTGAACTTCACCTCGGTCGATCTGACCATGAACCTGGACGACTTCTCCGAGCGCGTGCTGGAGCCGGCGATGAGCGTGCTGGCGGCCAATATCGAGGCCGACGCCATGAGCATGTACCGGGACGTCTATAACCAGGTCGGCACGGCCGGCCAGCCGGCGACGTTCGCCAAGATCCTGCAGGGCCGCAAGATCCTGGTCGACAACCTGGCGCCGCTGGCCGGCCGGACGTGCAATCTGAACACCCAGGACAACGTCGACCTGGTGGACGCGCTGAAGGGTCTGTTCAACGACAAGGCGACGATCACCAAGCAGAACCGCGAAGGCTATATGGGCCGCACTGCCGGCTTCGACTTCATGGAGAACACCCTGTGGCCGTCGCACCTGCGCGGCGCGGGCGCGGGCTATCTGGTCAACGGCGCGGGCCAGACCGGCGCCAGCCTGGCGATCAACACCGGCACCGGCGCGATCAAGCAGGGGGACGTCTTCACCATCGCCGGCGTCAACCGGGTGCATCCGGAGACCAAGCAGTCGACCGGCCAGCCGCAGTCGTTCGTTGTGACTGCTGACGCCGCCGGCGGGGCGGGGAGTTGGACGATCAGCCCGGCCATCGTGACGAGCGGCGCGGGCCAAAACGTCTCGGCCGCCCCGGCCGCCGGCGCGGCGATCACTTTCGCGGGTGTGGCCTCGACCACGCACGGCATCAGCCTGGCCTATCAGAAGGGCGCGTTCGCCTTCGCCACGGCCGACATGGTGATGCCGCGCGGCGTCGACTTCGCCGCGCGCGAGGCCTTCGACGGGATCAGCATGCGGATCGTGCGCCAGTACGACATCAACAGCGACAAGTTCCCGTGCCGACTGGACGTGCTCTACGGCTACAAGACGCTGCGGCCGCAACTGGCTTGCCGCCTGGCGAACAACTAAGGGCGTAAGCGCCTGCTCGGGGCGGTTCGGAAGGGCCGCCCCGTTTCCCTTCCAGATCACCGGAGACCCTCATGGCGGCCATAGCGCCAGGCGCCGGCGTGCGCCTTCTCGATATCTTCAAACAAGCGGCGCGGCCGTTCTCGATCTATGCGGCGACGGTGGCGGTGTGCGCGGGGGTGTTCGTCCCCTTCGTCACCGTCGAGAAGCTGGCCATCGCGGCCAGCCTGTCAGGCGTGGTGGCGGGGCTGCGCAGCCTCGACAAGCGGACGCCCGCCGGCTGAGCCCGCGCGGCTGATCCGCGCTCACAATCCCATCCCTTTCCGGCCGCCTCGAGCGGCCTTTTTCATGCGAGGTTCGCTATGGCGATCACCACCTATGCCGAGCTGTGCGCGGCGGCGGCGAACTGGCTGGTCCGGGCCGACCTGACTGCGCGGATCCCCGAGTTCGTGACCCTGGCCGAGGCGCGCTTGAACCGCGTGCTGCGGGCGAGGCTCGGCGAAACAGAGGCGGCCCTGACGCTGAACGTCGGCGCGCGGAGCGTGGCGGCGCCGGCGATCCTCGCCGAGCCGCTGGCGCTGTGGCTCGTCCGGCCCGAGGGCCGCGAGGCGTTGCGCCAGGTCGAGCCGTCCCTGTTGGCCGCGGTGTCGCTGCGCGGCCCGCCGTCGGCGTGGGCGGTGGACGGCGGCAACGTCGCCTTCGACCGGCCGGCGGACCGGGCTTATGACCTGGCCCTGAGGATGCGGGCGAAGTTCCGCCTGACCGAGGCGGCGCCGGTCAACGCCCTGCTGGCGGAGGCGCCGGACGTCTATCTGTTCGCCACCCTCTGCGAGGCGGCGCCCTATCTGCGCGACGGGGAACTGGCGGCCTCCTACGAGCTTCGGCTCGAGCGGGCGATCGACGAGCTGAACCAGCTCGACGCGCGCAGCCGTGCGGGCGTGACCCTGTCAACGGAACTCGCCCAGGTGCTGGGCTCGCCATGCTGATCCCGCCCGGACCCGGCACGCCCGAGGCCGTGCGCGCCACCCTGAAATCCTTCCACGAGGCCCTGCGCGAGGTGCAGGCGCCCGGCCGGCCGCAGGCGCTGTTCGCCGCGGCCCAGGCCGACCTGCCGCCGCCGGCCGCCTATCCGAACAGCCTGGTCCTGGTCGCCGACCTGGACGTGCTCGCCATCTCCAACGGGGTTCACTGGATCCGCCAAGACACGGGAGCCGTGATCGTCTGATGCCTTCCTCCTGGTCCCCCTCGCTGCGCTTCGAGCTGCAGTTCACGGGCGAAAACATCAACCTGTGGGGCGACAAGCTGAACGCC